GTACCGCGCAATTGGGTCGTCATTAAATCAACATACTCTTTAAAAGTTTCGAAATATATACGAGGGTCCGGAATAGTATAAGTGACTTCACCACGAACTAAAGAATCCGGCAAAGGTATATCATAATAGTAATAATGATTTATTAAGTCAGAGGCTAAACTACCGTATGAATCTGCGTACACCAATAAAGCCTTAAATAGGACAACGTTACGTGTTTTTCCCAAATAAGTATTAACAGCATTTCGAATTCGAATAGATTTACTCAGGGCTAACAATAACGGTAGACGTTGGGCTGTCATGAGTAAATTATTTATTGCAACAGCATCTTCATCATCATCACTTAAAAGCGGATATCGAACGGTCTCGGGTGCACAAGTTGGAAGTATTTCTATTGAGTCGAAAAACTGTTCGAAAGTAATTGGTTCCGAGATTGAGGTAAAAATTGGGATCAGCAATTGATAATCCGTAATACCGAGGATTATTCTAGTAACAAGTCCCGGTTCAGGGACAGGCGCTTTAACACCGATAGCAGTCTGATTGTAACAAAGATTACCGAAAAAATAGTCAACAAATTTCCAGAATAATTCTTTTGCAATTGCAACCCAGGCACTAAGTTGATACCAACGACTCTCGCAGACTTGTGTAAACTTCTTATGGGCGGCGGTGACATTCTTAACATGTGTAGCGATTTCCAAACGATGAAAAACACTTTCGAGGAACACGGCCACAGCTAGTTCCCGAATTTTGTCAGCAGACAGATGATGACCGATAGAAACCTGAGCACCGGAAACAGTTACAGTACTATCAGCAGAACCGATATAAGTAACGACGTCTTCCAGTGTAACCTTTCCTTCTTTATGTGTAGAACAATATTTACGACTCGCAGTGACAATGCGCTCGGGGTATGCTTCAATGCGCGTGTATAATTTGTCTGCTTCATTCTTAGCGAACTGATTATAGCGAAAAACCCGAACAAATATAACACTGTCAAGACTAGAAAAATGTAAGCGACGTGATAAATAAGAAGAAGGAACGGATTGTCGACCACATCTGGTGATTTCATAAAATTGTATACCGCCACGATTCTCATGTAACTCTACAACGAAAGTGTACTCGCCAATAGTATGATGCATAGTATTGATAAGAGTTAAGATATTCGAAAAATCATGACGGTAACCGAAGGAAACATCATCACGAAAGAAATAGTCAATTATTTCATGGCCAGGACATTTAAATATAGAACAGGGCAAACCACCCAAAGGGTGATGTGTGTCGCAATAGCGTACTTGAATAAGCCACTCATAATTCAAAAAAGGTGAGTGACCCGTCTTATTTAACAACATTTCCGGTTCAAATAAAAAGGAGCCATACATTTTATTTGCTTTATGGGAATTAATTGCTTCACACTGTTGAGGTAATGGAAAATCATAAGCTGCCTGACAGGCGATAATGGCATCTGCTTCGACCTTACAAGTTTCACAAGGTTTGACACATAAAAAACGGTTGTTTCCGTAGGATTTTATATTTTTAATATAATCTTTATAGTCAAAGATACCGCATTCTTCCAAAATCTTTTGAGGAACAGCAGACATGGCTTCAGCAGCAGCGAAACGTTGTTTATCG